TATACCCAAACTCTAGTAATTGCAGGAATGTTATTAATTAAAAATGATTGTATTCTAGCATTAGTAAAGCTTGCGGTGTTATTAGCCCAAGCATATAATACTCTCGCTCTGTAGCTGTCTTCTGTTTCAGCATCAAGTCCACCTGTTAAGCCTTCATAGCTAACAAATGCAAAATTATCTACATTTTCTATTGGCGACACTAATTCTAGTTGACTACCACTTGTTGCATTGCCAACCGTCCCTAAATCTCTTGATAACACTTGCACCCTTGCGAAGGTTGCAGTTGCATTAATTGAGCCAGTCGCAGGGGTTGTAGGAGCATTAGCAACTTGGTAAGTAAATTTATTATAATCAGTAACAGTAATGGTTGTAGTTATGTTATAATCAGCTTGATTGGCACCAGCAACGATTGCTTGCATTCCGCTTGCTAGATTATGATTATCGCTTGTTGTTGCCGTTGCGGTTGTTCCTACCCTTGTTAATGAGGTTATATTAATTGATTGTGTTGCAATTGCAGTAGTTGCCAAGGTATCGTATTCTGTTCCGTCGGCTTTTTGCAATATTGTATTTGCTGGTATTTGAATAGAGGCGGTGCCTATTAGATTAATATAACCGCTTGCTTTTTGGCTAGTCTTAATTGAAAGCCCTAGCATCTCGCCCCAAAACTTTAGATATTCATCGGTTGCAGTCTGCGGAAATAACTGTCTTAGAATTTGTTTTAATAATTGGTTATTATCGTCAATACCTGCAGATAACGAACTAACAAGTCCACCAATCAGGCTATTGCGAATATTAGGATCGATTTGCTTCTTTATATCAGTTTGTCCAGTATTAACAGACATTAGCAACGAGCTAACCATCATTTGTTGGACTTCTTGTAATGTTTTAGTTATTATCGGCATTGTTAAAAAGTATAGCTTGTTTTAGCATTAAAGGTGTCAGTTGTAGCAATATTAACAACATATTGATTATTAGCAATCTCGACATTGCATTCTATATCGTTAAGATAATTGTCATCGACTAACCATTGCAGGCTTTCGTTTATCGTGTCTTGTAAATCTTCTTTATTGGCTTCATCTATTTTGTTTTGTGAAGTATATAACCAATACAACGAACCTACTTCATAGCCATTTACTAGATTAAATTGATTAGTAAAATCGCCTCTTCTTTGGTCTACTTGTGGCACTTGTAAGGGGTCGGCTCTTTTTTCACAGAAGATAGACATTATTATTGCCGTTTTTAAATCGTCGCAATATTTAAAGTCGCCATTTTCAAAGTCAATGTCAAAGTATTTGTTATTCGTAAGGGCTAAGTCAATCATTTTTTACTTGATTTTTTATAATAATAGTTAAAAATATTAGTATTATTAATAATGTCAATAAATAAATGCAAATCGTCAGTATCTTAGCCATTGCCAATAACTTAGCAAGAGTTCAGCTTGCAGACGGCTCGATAATTGACGGAGCGACAGTTGTTTATCCAGCGGGCTTTTTTGCTAATATAGCAATTGACGAAAATTCTTTAGGGATGCTTTTTAAAGACGGCACTAATGATTATTCTTTTGTTTTACCAATAAATATTGCCTCGCAACCTGCTTTAGCAATAAATGAAGTGGCTATTGGTAATTTTAAACAAAACAAAACAATAAAAATAGCAAGCGATATAACATTAAATGCAGATACTAAAGTAAATGCTAAATTTGAAACAACAGACGAAACTAAATTACAAGGCAAGCTATTCTTAACACATACACACTCAGGAGTGCAGAGCGGTGGTTCTAATACTGGTTCAGTTGTCTAGTTATCTATATTTATCAGCTAAGTCGCCGTTAAATGTTTTGAAAAACTTTGCCACTTGAGGTGATAAAAGAGGGTTGTCATCAAAGCTAGAAAAACTACCGATATTGCAAATTGATAAACTCGTTTTGCTTCCGCTACTATCTTGACTATAATTAACACCCTGTATTAAAAATGAACCATTAATATTATTAGCTTGATCTTTTAGTGCTAAAATAGTGTTAGGTTGCCATAAGATACCGCTTGTAATATTAGTTAAAAAGCCTTGCACTTCAGTATTATATCTTGCTCCCTTGCCTCTCTTGACTGCCATATACCAATTAGCAACACTCTCTAAAGTCTGTCTATTAGCATTATTGCCAATTGAAACTATTAATCTTTTTTTAGTGCTTGCTCTTTCATCCGTAAATTCTACTTTTTGCTTTAATCTTTTTTTTGAGTTATCTGTTTTCTGTGAACCAATTATTCTAATGTATTTGTAAGTCTCGTTGCTGTCTACCGAAAGCGAACTACTTAAAGCATTAATCCCACCGCTTGTCAAATTAATACCACCAACGGCTAAATCCGCTCCCTCTCTTGTTATTACAATATCGCCATAGGCATCAGTGATTAAAATAACATTTAACAATCTTGCTAATTTGTCAAAAAAATCAAATATTTTTTGGTCTTTTTCAGCAACAAAAGATTTGCCAAGTAGTTTAGGTAATGTTTTTATGTCGCTTTCAATTCTAATATTCTTATAACCATTATCATCCAGAACAATTCTAATTAGTTTAAGGAAGTCATTTTGCTTGTATTGTTTTGGCAAAATATAACTATCAATTAGCTCGGCAGTTTTATCCCTGCCAGATACTGTTATGCTGTGTTGATTAAAACCTTGGTTATGCTCTATTGCCTCGACCAGCCCTGTAAAAACCAGCTCGTTGGCAATATAAATAACAATATCAGCACCTTGCCTTATTTTTACCTTATCAGCAGTCGATTGAGTTATTGTAAAAGAGAATGAACCGCAGAAATTTTCAATTGATTTGTTTAGTGTAAAATCATTAACTTCATTAATAACAATACCGTTGCAAGATATTTCTACTTTATCACTATTCAGCATATCGTAAAACTTTTATTATACCACTAATATTGCTAATGTCTTGAAAAGCATTTATACCAATAATTAAATCTTTATTATTTTCGCTTTCATTTCCATACAAACTAAAAAGAATTTTAGTTAATGGAGTTGAGTTTCTAACTTCGTAGTCAATAACATTAGGAACACTTAATCTTAATTGACTAAGATAATTGATTGCTTGATATCTCAGGGCTTGCAAATTATCTATTATATTCCGATCGTTTATTAACGAAAAATCTATCTTAGAAAAACCATTTTCTAAATCAGCAATAACATTATTTAGTTCTTGAGTGTTGCTATAATCAATAATTGCCGATGCTTCATAACCAAGAGTGAGGGCATTAATTCTAACGGCTTGATTGATTAAGTTTTGGTTATTGCGAATATCAATTGAGTTTTGCGAATTGCCAATTTGATCTCTGTCTTTTTTATCAATACCGAATAAATCTTTGCAGGTTTTAAATAAATCCTTATTACTTTCAAATGCAACTCCTAGATTATCAAAAGCAATCTTAATATTATTAAATAAAGTTTTAGGAGCTTTTACAAGGTTATTAGCGGAGCCTACTATTTGATTAATTGCGGTGGAAAAATCACCAAGACTATCTCCAGCACCAGCAACGGCACTAGCGGTTTGGTTAATAGTTGTGGCTACTTCAGTTAAGGTATCTACGGAACTGTCGAATTTTTCTTTAGCATCTTTTACAGTTGCAATAGCCTTGTCAAAATCATCTTCGTAAGCTCCTAAAATATTGCTCTTTAAAATAGCTAAATACCCCTTGCCTACCGTCTCTATATTGCTATCTTTACTAACCTCTATAAATTCAAAACTAACATCTACGATCCCAATTGTATTTTTGCTATCAGTAAAAGAGTATTCCGTGACATAGCCATAAAACTTTTTATAAAATGGCAACGATAAATTTCCAGCCTCAGGTTCATCAAAAGCTTTTTGCAACTTGTCTCTTGCATTATAGTTTTTGTTGCAATCTACAAGACATCTAACACTAATCTTTTTTAGTAATTTACCGAGGCTTTCTATATCTCTTTTATTGCTTTTAGGGTATTCAAATTCCGCGAATTTAATCCCACCCTTTAAATTGCTATTATCTAAAAAGAATTTAGCATTTTTAAATTGAGGGACTTTTAGTTTTGAGTTGTTAAATAAAGTCATCAGTTAGCATAAGTTGTATTGAAACCTAAATTAAAATTAGGGCTTGATTGTCTTTGCGAAACAGTTGTATTCTTTGGCATATTAGCAAAATTAACATCGAAACCGCCAGAAAAAGATTGTGGTGATGGAGCTGGCACTGGTATTGTGGTTTGATTTTGTTCTTTGCCAATAAATAAATCAAGTTTAGAATTAACAAATTTACCAAAAGCGGTATCTCTACCGAACATCCTTACTGCTCCGATTGCTATTTTGCCAATTATATCAAAAATCTTTTTAACGATACTCCAAATAGTATC